GTTGTCGGTTGAAGCTGCCAATAAGATTGCAAATGACCTATCGAGTAGTTGTGCTGTGATTTATTTCGGGCCTGATGAACTATATCCTCAGAACAGCGCAATGGCATCGACCAATGGACTGGTTCCAAATCGGGACTTGAGATTCTGGGCTGCCTTGATTGCTAATTCGGATGGATTCGTTGGCGTGGATTCCGTGGGCCAGCACATGGCCAAAGTATTCGAGAAGAAATCCGTGATTGTGTTGGGCGCTACATTAGCAGAGAACATATCCTATCCATGGGATGATAATATCAAGACATTCCGACGGGATGATATGGAACCGACTTATGTTCCTATCCGCATTAATCAGGTCGATAGTGATTTAGCGGACCGAATGAACGAAGGAATCATGGATATAGACGTGAGTAAATTGACGCCGATTATTCACGAACATCTTGGGCTAGTTAAGAGTAGTTATTCTGGGATGGTTCAAGGACCGTCCACGTGTAGCAACCAAGGATGTGTAGACTCCGGACAAGTGTCATATCCAGAAGGATATTACAAGAACACTGCGCCAACGACCCTTAGTGAATTCCTCAAGAAGAAAAAAGAAAAGGCGACCGAATGTTAATTAGACAGAAATATCATGAGTTCTTTATGAATACCGCCTTGGAAGTAGCTAAACTATCCAAGGCCAAGAAACTACAAGTCGGAGCTGTCCTGGTAAGGGATAGTAATATTCTGTCTTGTGGATATAACGGAACCCCTCCTGGGTGGGACAATACTTGCGAAGATAAAGAATGGATGCCGATAGGTGGTAATCTTTCTGATTATCCTCTTGAAGAGTATTCTGCCCTGGATGGGAGGGTTATTGGTAGATACCGGTTGAAGACCAGGCCGGAAGTCATACATTCAGAAATGAACGCTATTTTGCATTTAGCAAGGAGAAATGAGTCAACTATTGGAACGAGTATGTTTGTCACCCATAGTCCCTGTTCCGAATGCGCCAAGTTGATTATCGGGGCAGGAATCGCGGAGGTGTACTACCGACACGAATACAGATGCTCAAAGGGATTAGAATTACTTAAGCAAGCAGGATTAGGAGTATTTAAGATATGAGCAACGACTATAATTTTCTACGACCGAATTCGTTTCGAATGGTCATCAAGAATTCTCCTGCAACATCATTCACAATCCAGGAGGCTAATATTCCTGCCTTGATGAGTGATTTTGCTAATCAAACCACTCCATTCATTGATATTTCCCATCCGTTTGATAAATTATTCCACGGGAATCTTGAGGTGGAGTTCATCGTGTCTGAGAGTATGCAAAATTATATGGAAATTCGGGACTGGATGGTAGCAATCGGATTTCCAAACGGATATAATGACTACAAAGAGATAACAGAATCTATCAGGGGACGGAAGAACTCCCAGGACTTTTTGGTGTCAGATATATCTCTAATAGTCCTGGATAGCGATAATCACGAGCTGATGGTGGTAGATTATCTCGACGCTTTCCCGATTCAGTTAGGGAGTATAGGATTAAACGTGAAAATGGCGAATTATAATTACGTGAGCGTTCGTGCGACATTTGCCTATCGACATAATGAGATACGGATTAAAGGAGTATCAGCAAATAATACTTGACTCAATAAATGAGATACTTTATAATGCTCCTACGAGTGAATTAGGAAACCCCCTCCTTTAGGGGGGGGTGTAGTCAACACGGATTATTTTTATATTACTAAAGTGATAATGAGGAAAATATTATGACCAAATCACACAACAAAAATCTACATGCAGCTAAGGCCGCTCGAAACGACGAATTCTTTACGCAATTAAGCGATATAGAGAACGAGCTGAAGTATTATCGAGAGCATTTCAGAGGAAAAACAGTATATTTAAACTGTGATGACCCACGCGAATCCCAGTTTTTCCATTTCTTTTCGTATCAGTTTGAGTTTCTTGGATTAAAGAAATTGATTTCTACCGGATATAAGGCAGACGGGCATGGAGTTAAATACGTTTATACCGGGGATAAGAACAGGAATAACATCCCAGACTTGGAGGAAATTGAAGTCATTGAATTGGAAGGGACAGGAGGATTTGAGACGGAAGAATGTATCGAGCTACTGCATGAAGCTGATATAATCGTTAGTAACCCACCGTTTAGTAAATTCAGAGAGTACGTATCGCTTTTAGACGAACACAATAAGAAGTTTCTGATTGTTGGGAATAAAAACGCAATAACCTACGCAGATATATTTCCTTTAATCAAAAATAATCAGTTGTGGCTTGGGGTTACTAGCCCTAAAGAATTCACAGTTCCTGAAGGATATACTGCGAAGAATGTTGTGAATGGAATGGCTAAATTCGGAAATATAGGATGGTTCACGAATCTCGAACACTATTGCCGTAACGAAGAACTCATCATTTGGAAAGAGTATAATGAAAAAGATTATCCGAAATATGATAATTATGACGCGATTAACGTGGACAAGGTGAAGAATATCCCGATTTACGGCGATATAATGGGCGTGCCTATAACATTCATGGGCCGACATAATCCGGAACAGTTCGAAATACTCGGCATGTCGGCTTTGGCTGTTTATGATCCTAAAATTGTGGGAATACCTTTTTTAGGTAATAAGGATGCAAGACCATTGATAAATGGAAAAAACACTTATGCCAGAATATTCATCCGTCGTAAATAAACCCATAGGAGCATATTATGAAAATTGAACTAAACAATATAACCATCCGTGACATTTCCGAGAACTTTATCGAAACTCCCGAGGACGGCGTGACTGGGTACAATTCGTTGCTGAACATTCGTCCGGCATATCAACGGGAATTTATCTATAAGTCCGCTCAGAGATTGGCTGTTATCGAAACTATTCTGAAAGGATTCCCATTGAATGTGATGTATTGGGCCGCAAACCCTGACGGTACATTTGAAGTAATCGACGGACAACAAAGAACCATCTCCATCTGTCAGTTCATTTCCGGAGTGTTTTCTTTATCCGATGGGAGATATATCTACAATATGACCCGGGAAGAACAAGAATCTATTCTGAACTATCAACTACAAATTTATGTCTGTACCGGGACCGATAAGGATAAGTTGGACTGGTTTAAGACGATTAACATAGCCGGAGAAAAACTAACCGAACAGGAACTGAGAAACGCAGTATATACAGGCGCCTGGCTTGCCGATGCCAAGAAACACTTTTCCAAATCCGGTTGCCCGGCTTTTGACCTAGCCGAAGAATATATGATTGGCACACCGATACGTCAGGATTACTTCCAGACTGTCCTGAAATGGATATCGAATGATAATATCACCGATTACATGGCGATACATCAACATGATAAGAATGCGTCTGAACTCTGGGCTTATTTCCAACGTGTAATCGGCTGGACCAAATCAATGTTCCCGGTCTACCGACGGGAAATGAAAGGGATCGACTGGGGACTTCTCTATAACAAATTCCGAGATACATCATATAATCCGGCAGATAATGAAGAAAGGATTAAAACTTTAATGATGGATGATGACGTTACTAATAAGAAAGGAATATACAAATATATTCTGGATGGACAGGAAAAACACTTGAACATTCGTCAGTTTTCAAATAAGATGAAACGTGAAGCATATGAAAGACAAGACGGGATTTGTGTTTCTTGTCAGAATAAATTCGAATTTGGAGAAATGGAAGGCGACCACATCACCCCATGGCATGATGGTGGAGGAACGACCCCGGATAATCTTCAGATGCTTTGTAAATCTTGTAATAGATTGAAAGGAGGAAAATGACCTACCTTCTCAAGAAATGTAATATTAATCAATAGGAGCAAATCACTTGGATACCAAGAAACAACAGAAACAAACAGACGAAGCCAAACAAAATCAATTGACGGTGAATATTGAGCATCTTCGAAATAATGTTAAGTTAATGATTGGAACGCCCATGTACGGAGGTCAAGCAACAGAGGCATACTTCCGTTCTTGTCTGAAACTGAACACGTTCTTCTCTCGACATGGAATCAATCTTGCGTGGTGCACAATTGCAAATGAGTCACTCGTACAGAGGGCGAGAAACGTAATCTGCAACAGTTTCCTGAGCTCAGATTATACTCATCTGATGTTCATCGATGCGGATATCGGATTTGAAGTAGAATCCGTTCTGAAACTCCTTCTTGCCGATAAATCCGTTTGCGGGGGTTCTTATCCCAAGAAAGGACTTAATTGGACCGCAATTGCTAAGGCGGCTAAGGATGGGGTAGAACCAAACCAATTACCATTCTACGGTGCTCAGTACGCAATGAATTTTCTTTTCGAAGACCCTGTAAAGAAAACAATTAAACTATCCAATGGAATGGCTAAGGTTCATGACCTTGCTACAGGATTCATGCTCATTAAACGGCATGTATTCGAGGATATGATGACGCATTATCCGGAACTTGAGTATAAAAATGACTTAGACCTCGGTAAACGAGAATTCAACCGATGGTTTGCTTTCTTTGATTGCGGCGTAGAGAGAAACGAAGACGGTTCATTTGGGGTTTATAACTCAGAGGATTATAGATTCTGTCGCCAATGGCAGAAAATGGGAGGCGATATCTGGTTAGACCCATTCATCAAACTTGACCATTTTGGACACTTTAGATTTTCTGGTAATCCAGAAACGATACTCGGACTACCTGAGCCAACAGGAGAATAGAGATGGAACAAGCTGATTCTGATGTTAGAGAATTCATGACGCTTTTTGAACATACAGTGAAGACGGAAAGGTGATGAAAGGGCCAAATTTTTTCCGCCTAATCTATCTCCCTATGTGAACAATGATGATTAATGAAGTACAAGGAGTTACTACGGATTTTGAAGTATGGAAATTCATGCTTAAATCTGCTGGAAAATGGAATGCATTCATCGAATCTCAAAAAGAAACGATAATCTCTCTGAGATTCGATGGATATACTAATCTACCTAGATTAGAGATGCCAGATGGGAAACATTTCTTTCCCAGTCCATTTTTGGCGGATGAATATATAGAGTCTGATATTAATATGTATCGGGAGAAGCAGCGTATAATACTCTGGAAAGTAAAGTATGTAAATCTTTTGATTTACTTGTTGCCAGACGAATTATTATAGATTATAATAGTTGTTCGATTGAAATTTATTTGGAGTCTATTATGTTTACGTTAATTTTTTCATCTTATTTTTTCGTTGCGTTTGTTCTTCTGGCTCGTTTGGTCTGGGAGAATAGGGCAGTGTTGTTGTTCCCCGAGACTCGTAAGGAAACCGCGTTGTACTGTTTGGTAGCGGCATTCGGTTTTCCGGCGGCATGGAAAGGTATTCTCGCGGCTGTTCGGGAGAACGGGATACAATTACAACAAGAATTCAAATCTAAATAAAAAAAGTTCTTGACACTGATTGAGTTTAATTCTATAATAGTTCCATATTACTTATAGAAGAGGACTATGAAAATGTTGGCTCGTGAAATGTTATCTGAGGAACAATCTGCTGTCTTAAAACAGGCAGCAGATTTTCTTTTGAATAAGAACAGAACCCCGGAACCGGTGTTTTTGACTGGCCCTGGCGGAGTGGGTAAGAGTAGTGTTCTTCAATTCTTTCTGGAAGACTGTTTTTCTTCTGGATTTACTCCTATTCTTACTGCTCCTACCCATGTAGCGCGTGAACGATTGCTTGGAATGCATCCTGATGTGGAGCCTATTACTATTCAATCATTCATGTCATTCTCGGCGGTGAGTCATGCGTACGGAGATTCCAAGTTTGGATTCGCCGATAAACAAACCGAGAATTCCAAATTCAATTATATTAATAATATTCTGGTTGTCGATGAAAGTTCGATGTTGACCGATGAATTTGTTAATAAAATCATCGAGAAAACCCAAGGACGGGTTTTATTCGTGGGGGATATTGCCCAAATCCCTCCAGTCGTTGAAAATGATTTTGATAGAACCAGAATCCTGACAGAAGAAGAATGCACCCCTGGTGTTATTCGGATGGTAAGTAATGTTCTGGAACTGACTAAATGCTTTCGACAGGACGAGGCGTCTTCCTTATTTCAAGTTTGTTCTTTGCTAAGGGAATCAATTTTTACTGGCGAATGCTTGGATTATTATCATACTCCAAGTCTTTTAATTAAAAAGATTGATGAGATTATTAAGGATATTGATGATAAATCAGTTTATACGAATATCAAGACAGAGAAGATTCCTGAATTCTTGGTAAGGAGCGCTAATCCGGTATTTTTAGCTTATGGAAATCCGACTGTTAATGCAGTCCAAAGAAGCCTTCCAGAGTGGTACAAGGAAGGAGGGAAAGCTCTCACCAGCGGACCAATACTTAATGTCCACAAAGCAGGAGATGGTAATAAACTCAAAACTGAAATGGTCCTTGGGAATAATACCCATGTAAAAATCCAGACTTTGGAAAAAAGAGCATTCGAAAAATTCGGTTTAATGTTTGACTCTGTCGTGATAGATGGAGTTCAGGCTTTTGTTCCGAGTGATGTAAATGGATTTGATAAGTCCGTCGAGGGACTTAAAAAGTCTGCAAAGTTGAATGAGAAAAACAAAAATAAATCCTCATTTAATGAGGAAACTGCTCTGTGTAATTTGAGTCTAAGTAAATTACTTGGAAAGACAGTTATTTTGCGAGATGCGCGGGTTTCCACTGTCCATCGCGCCCAAGGAAGCCAATGGGCTAAGAGTATTGTTTGTCTAAATAACATTCTATTTTCTGGTAGAAATATGAATCAGAATAATGATAAAAAAGATGTATACAGAAAGATTATTGCCATGAAGATTCTCTATACGGCATTTTCTCGGGCGAAACAGACTTTGATTATTAATCAACATTTTGATAAGAATAGGATTAAGCGATATGATAACGATTGATGAATTGAAAACCAGATGGAAACTTGATTGTCTTATCGATGACGTGGATATCCAGAAAGCATCAGTGGATTCTCCGAGATTACATGCCAGATATCTCGGTTATCTTATAGATGCGAAGACAGAACTTCGCAAATCGGCCAACCAGTGTATTTCCTTGAGAAAAGAATTAATCCGCTACTATTCAGGATTATTCACTAAAGAAGAACTGGACGAGAAAGGGTGGACCCAATATCAAGGGAAAAAACCATTGAAAGGGGAACTTGAGACTATGATAAGTGCCTATCCTGTTTATGTTGAATTGGAAAATCGAATGAATGAATTAGAAATTCTGATAGAGGCATTAGAATCAATCATTAAAGAATTATATCAACGAAGCTATATCATCAAGAACATCATTCAAGCACGCATCTTCGAATCCGGCAACTAGATGACCAAACTTATCAAAATAAACGAATCCTTTTTTCAAATCCAGACTGATAATAAAGGGATTATACAGGAAATAAAAGACCGATTCTCATTTCCGATAGAGAATAGAAAGTATCATCCACTCGTCAAGAAGCGGCAATGGGACGGTATCATTAGATTACTTACCTACGATAACAAGCTATACATAGGTCTTCTTCCTGAAGCAATCTCTCTTCTACGCTCAAATAAAGAAGAATTCGAGCTAGTTGGGTTTGATGATAAAGAAATGAACATTTCTTCTGAATCCGTTCATAAATTTATAGATGGGATTATCGTATCGTCTGGTGGTAAAGAAATTACCCCACATACACATCAGATTAATGCCTTAACCGAGGCGGTTCTGAACAAACGAGTGGTATTATTATCGGCCACATCTAGTGGAAAGAGTCTCAGTATTTATCTTTATATTCGATGGCTTATCCAAAACGAACCAGACCGTCAAATACTTCTAATCGTTCCGTCTGTTCAGTTAGTCTATCAGTTGTACAAGGATTTTGAAGATTATTCGACTATCAATGACTTCGAAGTAGGTGAGTATGTTCAGATTATGCATGACGATTGCGTAAAAGAAATCCTTCGTCCAGTCGTAATCGTCAACGTCCAGGCTATTCAGAATCAACCAAAAGAATGGTTTCTTCCTTTTGATACAGTGATACATGATGAGGTTCATAGGGCTAAAGCCAAGACCTTCAAGACAATCCTTGAGAACTGTATCAATGCAGACCGACGAGTTGGATTAACCGGGACTCTCGACGGCGTTGAAGTAAACGAATTGGTAATCAAAGGATTGGTAGGTAAAACCAAGGATATCATCTCTACCAAAGAACTAATCGAAGTTGGTCTCGGAACTCCTTTGGTAATTAAGATGATTATGCTTAAGTATCCTAAGAAATTCATCCCCAAACTCAAACCAGCAGACTACGCCGCCGAAGCGAATTTCCTTGCAGCGATTTCTGAACGTCGAGAATATATCTACAATTTACTTGATTCGATAACCGGAAATACGCTGATCATATTCTCGTTGGTAGAGAAGCACCTGGAGCCGATGCTCAAGGAGTATCGAAAACGAAATCCCAAGAAGAAAGTATTTGTTGTTGATGGTACGGTTCTGATTGAAAAACGCGAAGAAATTCGCACCATACTTGAATCTTCTGACAATAATGTGGTATTCTGTTCGTATGGTACGTTTTCTACTGGTATCAACATAAAGAACATCAAGAATCTGGTCATGGCTATGGGGGCAAAGTCCAAGATTCGAGTCAAACAGACTTTAGGTAGACTGGTTAGGAAACACGTTAGCAAAGATAAGGCATTCATCTATGACATAGTAGATGACTTGCGAAAAGGGACCGGAGGAAGACCGAATTCATGCTTCCTTCACGGAAAGGCAAGATTAGAGTATTACAAAGAAGACGGACACAAAGTAATTTTTAAAAGCGAGGATATCGAATGAGTAAAGTAGTTCAGAGTTTCAGATTGATTTCAGGACAGATTCTAATTGGACAAACAGAGAAACCAATGTCCGAATGTATTAAGGACGAGGAATTCACGATTCATAATCCAGTTGAAATCCAGTACGAGCCGAGTTTCGATGACATGGGAGACCGAGTAGGCGTCGAAGCGTATTTTGGAGATTTCATCTCCGAGTTTAGGGACAACTACGTATCGATTAAATCTGAACACGTTATGATTTGGCGCGATGATACCAACGAATTCCTCAAGCGCCAGTATGTGGAATTTCTGCCCTTTCTGGAAAAAATCCGCCGTGAGCGGGAAGATGACGAAGCCGCTTATATGGAACGCCTGTCAGGAAACAATCCTGAATTTTCAGACAACAACCGTGAATTGCGCGAAGAGATTCTTGCTGACATTAATAATGACGAGAAAACTAAAAAAACCCTTCATTGAGCTATGTCAGAAGAACAAAAAATCCGTTATAGACACGACTACATTAATAATGCGGAATTTTTTGAAGCTTGTAGCAATTACATTCACGAGATGCGTAAGTGTAGAGAAGAAGGAAAGCCAGACCCAATAATATCGGAGTATATAGGGAAATGCTTTCTGGACATCTCTACACACATGGCCTATAGGCATAATTTCAGGGGGTATACGTGGATTTCTGATATGATAGGAGATGCTATTTTGAATTGTGTTCAGGCGCTACCGTCATTTAAGCCAGAACAGTCAAAGAAAAACGCATTCGCTTATTTCAGCAAGATTATCTTCCGGGCGTTTGTTCGAAGGATTAAGACTGAAAATTTAAAGACTAAGACGCGACTTCAGGTTTGTGAGCATTTAGGAATTGACTTGGAAGAAGTGGAGGGTTATGATACAAATAACTCTGATACCTATAGAGATGAGAATAATTTTTAAGAGTGGAGATGGAAATTTCGACAGTCGGTTCGGTATTTGCTTTCATTTTTGTGATAGTGCCGCTTAGTCTCGCGATGATAATGGTTTGCGCGTGCGCATTCTTTGCAGTCAGAGAAATAACGAAAGATTTTACCGATTAATAGGGGGAATATGGACATGGATTATTTGTGGGTTGATATAAAGTAACCAATTTGTTAACATTTACTTTACTTTACTTTATTAACAAATAGTGATAAAGTATCTTCATCAAGAACGAAAACCAAGTTCTTGATGAATTAGTACCCGAAGGTATCGGGGATTTTAAGCCTGTGGAGATTAGTTGCGGTAAGGACGGTCTGGGAAGCAGGAAATTTAAAGTTGTTGGCAGTCAGAAATGATTGTTAACGTTTGTTACCAATTGGTAACTTTTATTAACTTAAATATATCGGAGAAAGAGCAATGAACGTTTTGAGCGAAGATTTGGTAAAAAGAATCCGTGGCGGGTTCGTTGAATATTCTGAATCGTGTATTCGTACCGAAGCAGAGAAAGAACTTCAGAAGGAAATTATCGCTAAATTGAGCGAAGAAACGCTTATTGATAAACAAATATTGAAGAAACTCGTCGTGATGTACCATAAAGGCAATGGTGAGGAAGAAAAACAGAAATTTGAAGAAATATTTCTGATGTATGATAGTATCCGCGGGAAATAAATTCTTACTAAGGAGGTAGTCATGCAAATCGTTAGCGCATTTACTGATATAGGACGTGGACATTGGACGACAAATCCTTACGGCGTTCCGGTCCCTTCGTACCTCCCTAGGAGTACCGATGTCTATATCGAGAGATTCGAACGAATGACCAAGCTCGACAATAGTATCATCGCTTTCGTAGACGCTGATTTGATAGACCAGTTGCCTGTAAGGGATAACGTTCAATATCACCCAATCGAACCGGTCTGGAATTCGCCTCAATACGCGCGCATTCTCAACGAGATTGAGAGGATTCATAACTCTATTCCTTGGATAGAGAGATTCGGTAAAGACCCGGTTCCTGAACGTTGGAATTCTAAATACGTGTTCGTAAACTGGCTCAAGACAGCGTTTATTCTTGATTCATTGTACGAATTGTATCTGAATACTAAAGAACCAATTGCCTGGTTAGACTTCGGTTATTTCCGGGAATCTCCAAGGAAATCGTTCATCGATTTTACTATTCCAAAGGATAAAGAGCTTGTTTTCTTTTCTAACGGGAAGACTATCCAGGAAATTGAGAATGCCAGCGTTCACGAAGCAATAATGTCAGGAGAGGTATTCTTTCAGGGATGTCATATCGTCGGAACCCATATCGGCTTCAGAATCCTTCAGAATATTATTCTGGGGTGCATTGATAAGATGTTAAAGATGGATTTAGTGGACGATGACCAGACTTTGTTATTGATGGCCTATAGAGAACTGAAGCCAATGATTCAGGTAGAGGAAAATTCCAGTTCAGACTGGTTCGGAGTGTTTACCCAATAAGGAGTCTAAGATGAAAATTTTTCTTCCACATTCTGGCAATCTTGGGGATACATCAGCAATACTCCCTGTTATTTCTGGCTATTATAAAGATACCGGAAGGAGAGTATCTTTGATTGTTCGTGATAAAATGAAACAGTTCAAGGGAATCAAAGAACTTTATGAAGCGCAGGATGGAATCGATAGGCTATATTTCGAATCGGATGGTGTGGAGCCTAATCGCTCGGTTTGTTTATCGGATAGAAGAGAACTAATCGACCATCGTCCCTCTGAAACTCAACGATATCAGATTAGCTTCAATTCGTTGTTCGGGACTAGCTGCGATGATGCGTTCGAACTGAAAATCCCCGAGAAGTATCTGGAGATGGATTTACCAGACTTATCGAAGAAACTTATCGTGGCGGATAGGTTACAACAAGAACAAAGCGATACCAGAAGAAAATTTGGGCTACTTACGGCTTTGCAACTGGATAACGCCCACTATCTTGACATCAATGACGATATCGGATACAATCTTGCGTTGATTAAATCGACAGTAGAGCCGATACTCGGAACATTTACCGGAATAGCGGTTCTTTGCGATTTAATGTGGAAGAATCAGTTGCTGTTATATAGTCAAGACCTTTGGAGATGGGATGGAACCATAGACATGAAAGATTTATTTCGCCGCCACTTCTATACGAATAGAAAAACTGAGTATCAGCATTTTACGGATTTCCTTTTGAACGGGCTAATTGAAGAATAACTAGGAATTTACAATGAGACTATCTGCTGAGACAAAACTGATACTAAAGAACTTTTCAACAATTAATCAAAGCATCATAATCAAGCCTGGAAGTGTGTTGCATACTTCGGACCCGTCGGGAATTCTTCATGCCCAAGCCCTGGTCAAGGAAGAGTTTCCGGCCCAGATGGATATCTATAGCCTTCCGACCTTTTTGAACATGGTTTCGTCGTTTGCTGAGTGTGAGATACTCCCTGGTCCTAAACAAGTTCTTATCCAGGGCAATCAAACTGAATATAGATACCTATATGCCGCACCCGGAATCCTAAAGCCTCCCCATGTACGAGATTCGTCATTTGTCTGGGATGAAATTTTCTCGACCAAGATAACCACAGACGACTTCAGGGATATCTCTAAGGCGGTTGGTATCACGGGCATCAATCAACTTAACATATATACCGAAGATGGCGACGTATTCTTGTCGCTTCACGATAAGAAATCAACCGGAAACTCGTTCAAGTCATTGATAGGTAAGTCAGATGTTGAATTCGATATCTGGACGAAAACAGAGCATTTGAATTTCGTTCCTGGAGAGTATACAATGACGGTCTGTAAGCGTGAAGGAAAGACAAGAACCGTTGTTTTTCTTCTGTTCAAATCAGAGCTGGTGGAATACCTATTAGCTGCTGACCCAATTTCGAGAGTGTGACCCATGATTCTGAATGAAACTTATCGTCCTGATTCGATTAAGGACTGCATCCTACCGACCGCAATCAAGGATAAACTGACTGCTATCATCAAGGACAATAAACTCCAGCACATGCTGTTTTCTGGAAATACCGGTCTTGGAAAAACGAGTAGTGCTATTGCCTTATGCAACGATATCGACTCAGAATACCTGAAGATTAATTCGTCCCTTAACAATGGTATTGATACTCTGCGGACGACAATTATGGACTTCGCGTCCACAGTATCGATGAATGGTAATGCCAAGGTTATCATCCTGGATGAGGCTGATAGACTTTCAGCGGCTACCCAGGATGCTCTAAGAGGATTCATTGAAGAGTTCTCAAGCAACTGCATATTCATTCTTACCGCCAACTATCCCAATAGGATATCGACTCCTCTTCGTGAATCCCGGATAATCGAAGTAGAGTTCAAGATTCCTGAAGAGGAAAGGGTGGGTATCCAGAAACAGATATTTATGAGAATGATGGACATTCTTGACAAAGAAGGAATAACGTATAAGAAAGAAGTCTTGGCATCTGTTATCAAGCGTTATTATCCAGACATGCGCCGGATAATAAACGTTATCCAGTATAATTCCAAAGACGGGCACCTTGAGCTATCTGCCCTATCGGCTTCAGAACATGAGGATATCGAGTATATCAAAAGGGTAATTACATCCCAAGACTTCCCTCGTATTCGTGAATGGGCAAACGACAACGCCAAATCGGATATGGGTATTCTGTTTTCTAACCTGTATCGGGTAGTATCGGATATATATCGGGCACATGTTCTTTCTGCTTCTATCGTCCTTCTGGCAGAGTATCAAGACAAGATGACCCGAGCAATCAATCCAGAGATTACGCTGGCGGCAATGATGATAGAGCTGGGGGAGTTGGGATGACGCCATTCGACGTTATCAAATCCCTTACCAAGCACGAACCATGGAAAG